GTAAATCCCTGCGCTCCAGCGTTGCAAGCGTCCAATGTAACTCAGTTCCGCCTTCAGAGACTAAGCACACAAAGACTAAAGCACTGTTAAAAGAAAGAACCAAATCAGAAGAGCATCCAAATGTCTGAAAGGACGGAGTCTAAGGCGCTAGAGGCCATGCTCGAAAGCTTCTTACTAGCGGCGTCGATTCCTCCCTGTATGACAGAGGGTGTGTCCGTTCGATGATTGTCAGCGGCAGCGATAGCCACGCGATTGGGCTTGGGCGGAGGTTTGGCCAAATTGGCCATACCAGACGTCGCCGCTCCCAGCGTGAACTCTACGTTGCAGACATACTCAAATGATCCATAAGTGGCACTCGCGGTAGTACCGGTGACTTCAAATTGAAAGCCAGTCCAGTCAAAATCGTTCATGTTATTCGTATAGCTCGAGTAGAGCTTAAACAAATGCGCAGAAGGTCCCATCGGCTTAGACACCCAGCTAATTTCAGTGCCAGCGGCGAGCGTGTGTAAAGACGACTCTGCGCTGCTCATACTCATAACCGGGATAACGTCAGACGGGCCAATGCTAGTGAGCGTGGTCACACAAGCAATACCCTTCGCATCAGTAGCAGAAAGGGCACTGCGGAAAATGATTCCAAAACTCACGATCCTGATTTCCTTAGCGTTTGTAAGAATACTTGTCGTATCAACGAGGGTGTTCGAGTAGGTGCCACCAAACGTCCAGGTCGCTGGAGGACCCGCGGCATACGTAGCACCCGCAGACTGGAACGCTATCCCAGGCGTGAAACGAAGAATTTTCCTTCCATTCACATCGGCAGTATCAGGAACCAAACCACGAATCTGAAAAGGAATCGTGGGCGGCCCACCGTCAGGACGCTGCGCACCCCTTGCATGCGGGCAGAAGGGGTCTATCATTGAGCACGTGGCACTATGGTGTCCCATACGTACCACATTCTTCTTCGGACCAACCGAAGAGAGCGTTTTGGGGACAGGAATGGGGTTTTGACGGGGAGGACCCCCAGTCTTAACCTTCTTCTTCCCTTTCGCCTTCTTCTGTTTTCCGGTCTTCTTCGGCATCTTCAATCACAATGTCGTCTTTCGCCTAAATCCCCAAGAGCAGTAGTTCTACGAATAGTACTGAGCTCCAGGAGCTATATACGTCCCGTCCCATTGGAAGAACGGCCGACGTTCTCACTCCTCATCTACTCGCACAGCGTTCAGAGCTGGGAGCCAGCTCACTACGATCGGAACGGTGTGTAGGGTTGCGAGTAACTGCTCAAATTCTGCTTCACTTTCCTGCCCAAGCCCGTAACGCTCTTGGGTGATTGCATAATTGAGGGAGCAGGGTGAGTATCGCCTGTCGCCACGAATGGCTGACCACTCTACCCTGCCCACTGGGCGCACCTTCTTGGCTGCACACAAACGATACGTCACGTCCGCGAACTTTCCAAGGAAAGGGACGTGTCCACTATCAATACGCACAGCTAAGGCTGACTGTGCGGCATTGGCGGCGCCGGGTAACGTAGTGTTGATCCCCATGCGCGCGATACCGCGAAAAGGCTTAGAGCCCATAACCGTGATAACACGGCCGTCGTCGTCGGCGGCATACCAGAACAGTTTGGAACAGAACTCCCATCTTGCACGGGAGTCGGACACGGCCCCTTCGGGATTTAGTCCTAACTTCTCTTGAAAGCTTTTGATTCCACCAACCACCCCAGCATCTTCTTTGCGTAACAGTAGAAACGCATCGTCACCACAAACGAGAAGCAGATACGGCACTGTGAGTCTCCCAGTAAACGAAGCGACTAGGCACACGGTATCAGTAAGATTCGTGTCCATACGTCCCGACGTCATCTGAAAATCCTCGACTTCTAGCAACCAACCCTCCGTGATCCCATCTCGGGGATCGACGCCTTGCCTCACCACCGCGTAAAACTTCTCACGTTTATAAGCGGCTTGACTGGCCTTAGCATCCTTCTCCCTCTTGAAGAAGTACGTACGTGTCGGCATATACTTGATCCCATTCGGCGTTGTCCCGCGGGTGCGGGTACGCATGAGCCAAGAAACCATCCATCGAGGCATGCCCAACTTGACATACCATTCAAACGCTCCCTTCTGCAATTCCAGACCAAGCGTAGCGTCATAACAAGCCATATCGACACTCCATGCCGTCACGAGACCGTGCTTAGCAATGAAGGTGTCAACGGCGTGTCCGATCTGTCTGTTGGTATAACCCGAACAGTACATGACCGGACTCGTCAGCCCGTTCCAACACTTTCTGATCCGTTCATACAGTTGAACGACTATAGGGCCCGTCATGGCCTTATCCACATCCTCTGGAGGCTGTATAAGGCGGGTCTTGGTGGGTTTGGCACTATCCGTCCCAACTGTAGCCGCAGACTTTTCGATCTTCTCGAAAGCACTCGTCGGCACAGGAGGAGCTTCAACGCCTTGATACCCTTTCCATTCCTCTTCCATGGTGTCTAAATAAGACTGGGGATACGTCTTCCGCAGGCCGTTAAGCCAAGTCAAGAAGAAAGCATACCCCGTGTCAACACCACCTTTCACAGCTTCGAAGACGGGTCCGGAGAAGTTGGCGTAATACTCA